ATATATTATAGTATTATATAATGTTATTAGTTGTATAATTAAGAGAAACTATTAAATGGAAAGAGGCAGCGATTTTGTATATGGTATTTTATATACAATCGACTGATAGCCGTATTTAATATTTAATATGTATATATTATTTATCAGTATATAGGTGTTAGCCGTATATGGTTTTTTAATATATATAAGACTAATGTCATTAAGTACGTGCTCCGCACCGAAATCTCCCGTAGTCCTTTTTTGTTGTATAGGAATTAGTATTTTATATAAGGAATAGTATGAAAAGTTTATTTTTAGAGAAAATTATGGATACAGCTTGGCTTATCAAACAATCGACTTCTGGGTATAAATTATATAGAAATATTAATGTGTTAGCCATGACTCTTCATGATACTATCGTATATGAAGATAACGACATGAAGATCGATGCTTTTATATATTATGATTATTTATTGTATTTAAGTGAATGAGCGAAACGAAATGAGCATAGCGAATGAACGAATCATTAATTAAGTATATAATTAAAGAAACTGTATTTAATTACAGTCGAACAAATTACGGGCAGTATCGTTTAGATATTAACGTTAATAAAAATTATATATTAGGTGATTATATTATATATAGAAATAGAAGAATTAAATTTAGTGCCCGCGTATATTATCATTATTATATATATTTAGGAATAAATGAGCGAAACGAAATGAGCGTAGCGAATGAGGAAAGATTATTATAGTTATTTAATTAATAGAATTATCGACGAAGTATGGGTAATAAAAATGAAATACCCAAAGTATAAACCTCAAGAAAATCTTAAGTTTAGTATTATTACTCTTATGAGTTTTACTATACGTGAAAGTAATGGCGAAAAGATTAACGGTATGATATATTATAGTTATTTATTGTATTTAGGGTGTTTATATGAATAGTGATGTACCATTTATTATTACTGTTAAAGCATCTAATATATATGATAATAATGATAGATATAATCTTATTAATAATTTAAAGAGTAAAGAACTAATAAATTATATAAGAGAACATATAGTATTTGTAAATAAAGGCGGCGGCGAATATTCCGCTAGGCTATATTATAATTACTATATATATTTAAGTTTAATAGATTGCTATTAAAAAGGAGATATTATGTCTACAAAATTAAAAGGATCTTTATATATAGATGACGATATTAAATTAATATATAAAGATTCTATGTATAAAATTTTTATCGATGATCATTATACAAAATACGAAATGTATGATAGTGGAAATGCCGTAACTGGATATATTCGTCTATTTATATTAAATAAAGAAACGAATCATATTAGAATTATTAACGATATTTTTATCGAAATCGATCGCAGTAATAGCTTTTTACATATCGATCTAGATAATATTAGAAATGAATTATATCTCATTCAATTATTAGAATCTGAAGAAATTAAAAAATCGATATATAGTTATATTGATAATATATCAGGATATTAATATGAATCAAACTACAACTTATTTAGAATTTAAAACAGATTTATTTGCTAATACATTTTTTGACGTGATTAAAAAATATCATGACTATGAAGTTTGTTGCGAAGGTAAATTATGGGTGCCGTTTAGCTATTTCACGCATGAAAACAATATTACGTTGAAGTATAGCAATCAACATAACGAAGAGTTAACATTAGTCTTAGAAAAGAAAAATGAAAGAATAAATGCTACATCTATCGTTAAAAATAAATATGTCGAAGACAGTACCGATGCCTTTTATTTTATCGACGCTTTCCAAAAAGTAATGTTCGACGCTTATTTTTTAAAGGAGTAAAAAATGTATATAAAATTTAAAACAAAAGAATTTGCTACTGAATTCGTTAACACAATAAAGAAGAACAAAGATAAATCTTATGATCTTAAAGAATTCGGTATATGGGAATCTTGTTTTGGCGATATAGAAGAAAATGGAATTAGCATCTCTTATTTAAATGAAAATCAAAATAAATATGTAACTGTAAATATATTCATTGATGAAGATATTGAAAATCAAATAGTCATTAATACGTATGAAGAATATGATTTGATGTATGCTCCGTTATTCTATAACGAATATAAACAATTATTCTATAGAAATTATTTTATAGGAGAATAAAATGAATGAACAATTAATTTTAAAATATCAAAATAATTTTGCCCGCTTGATTCAAGACGAATATTGTCTTGGCGACAAAATGTATAACTTCGAAGATCATGAAGATTTAGACGATTTTGAATTTAAAGATTTTAATTATCATTATATCGATGGTCGTAATTGTAGAATCTTAGACTATGAATGGTATCTTGACCGTAAATGGTCTCATATCTATAAGATTAAAATTGAATTAGAAGACGGAGAAATCCTAGAAAACGTAAGCCCTGACAAGTTATATATCTCTTATGATTCTTATGAAGATTGTCGCAGTTATTTTATTCAAGACGGGTATTATTAATATGATTAATACTGAAGACTTCTGGAAAATTATGTTTAACGAATTGAATAAGACGTCACAAAAAGACTGGAAGAAATTCGTTAAAAAATTCGATAAGAATTTTAATAAAAAACAAAAATTAAAACGGAGAAAGTTAAAATGAAATTCGAATATTCTAAAGAAAAATATATGTACAATAAAATTAAAGATGAACTTCCATTCGATGACGATAGTTATTTATGGCGAAGCGATGAATACGGGATCTGCGGCTTAGATTTTTATCCGGTCGAAGTACCAGGATCGGACGGTAAATTAGCTCAATGTTTCGGTAAACATATAGCTTTAGAAACTTATGCTTCATATGACTCTATGTATTTAACAAAAAAATCTGCAATCGATTTCGAAATCGACAAGATTATTTTTAAAAATATCGCTAAACGAGAAGAACTTGATTTTATGTACGAATTAATGATGTTAAAACATGAATATTAAACTCGAAAGTATTCTAAATAATATACAACGTAATATGATCGAAGAATATTATTCTAATAGTATTATCAATAAGTATAGTGCTAAATATAATATAGTATTTAATAGAGGCGATGAAGATGATTTTTTATTTGTCGATCGAAATTATTATTACTATTATATATATCTATGTGTGTTTAGGATATAAATATGAATCAAGAATTGTATCACGAAATAGAAAAGTATATACACCATATAGAATGGTATAGTGATTTCGATATATATTTAATACATTTAAATCTTAATGTCGATATATATCGTTATGGAACGAATGTACTTTTATATAAATATTATTTGTATATAATGATCGAATTATAAAGGAGTATATATATGGATACAATTATTAATATATTAGATTTTATAGGTATTTTAACTATAATATATAGTATTGCTATATATGTGTATATAGATAATATATATAAAGCTGGTGGAAGTATTAAAGATTATATGCCATGGTTTGTTCAATTAATAGTTGTATATGTATATTTCATTGTAATACTATATATAGTAAATACTATTAAAGGATGATATATGGAATCAAATTTAATTAAGATCTTAGAAGATATTCAAGATAATATGTCGTGCGGTTATTGTTATCCTAGAAAAATTATAAGTCATTATTATATACATAATAATCTTATGATAACTATAGGCGATAATATATTTTATTATGCCGGCGATTATAAGTATTATTATTTTTATATATGGTTAACAATGTACGGAGTATTATAATGAAGCATAAAATAACATTTTCTAAATTTAAAGGATTTGATCGCATCGTCGAATTAGAAAACTTACAAGATGCTATCAATGACTTTATTAGACAAAATAAAGGTCTTAAAGTATGTAACGTTCGTTATAAAGGAGATGCATTAATCGGATATATTAAAGATTTAGACGATTTTGACTACGGTACGATTATTATTAAAGAAGTAGTATCATGATTGAAATAACAAATGAAAAATTATCTGACGCCGTTTTTAAATTTGATAATTATAAGCCTGATGAACTTGTTCAATATTTAACGTGTGAAAATTTCGAAGAAGAATATCATACATATATGTATACTGATGGTTTATGTTATTACTATTATTATTTATCGTTAATCTTTATCAATAAGCTATAAAAGCGAACATATATCCGCTTTTAAGAATTTATGCATTTTAATAATAATAGTAGAATTTTTTGTCAAAAAAAGTATTTTATGGTATAATGAAAGGTTACGACATGCTGTATATACAATTAAATAAAAAAGATGCCATCTTAAATATGCTTGAGCGACTAAGATTTAGTAGAAGTATTTATTTAAACGGTGCTACTATCGATCGTGTCGGCAATATTCCTGATGATCTTAATGGATATAACGTTGTTAACGTATCGTTTACTTGTAGTTTATTAAAAGTATTAGGAAAAAAATATAGTGAATATCAACGAGTATTCTATGAATGTAGGTTTAGTATTAAAGATAATACTATTAGTTATGATAACGATACAGCTGGGAATATTATTAAAGCATTAGTCGATATAATGGTCGACGACTGATAAGGGAAATAATATGACTGAAAAAGAAGCGATTATTATCGAAGAAATATATTTAATAGAAAATGGTCTTAATGAAAAAATGCTTAATACATTTTTAAATAAATATTATGGCGGAAAAGCTTTAGAAGAATTGCAACCATTTCAACAAAATAAAATTTTAAGTTGGATGCAATCTTGTGCGGAACGCGAAGAAATGGCATTAGATAATATTAATACATGGGCTTTGCAAAATGGATACTTTTGATAAGAATAAAAAGCTATTAGCAACTATATTAAATAAAGTATTTTGTATATATAACCAAAAGAAATATCGTAAGTATTTTATCGAATCCAACTTCGACGTCAAAGATGTAACTAAGCAATTTATAGTATTTTCTGACACAGGAAATAAATATAGTAGTAATATGTATTATCATTATTATATATATTTAACTATAGTACCAGATTTATTAAAAGAAGAAATACCTGATTTATTAGGAGAATAATATGGTAACTAATAAATTATTAGATAAAGTATTTCTTCCGCTACAAATGAGGATTAGCATCGATATATTTAATGAAGATCTTGAGCGTCTTTTAATGGAAGAAAATACTAAAAAATTATTTCGTGTATATACTTTGACTAATAAAGATCAAAAATATAATGATTACTATGGATATTATCTATATCTAACATTATGTTCTGAAATAGAAAGAATATATTAATGAATAGTAAACATTTAGACAAACTTATCGAATATATGTCGACTCAAGCTCAAAGACGTTTTAATGTTAGAAATGTTAACTATGGATCATTATATAATTTAACGAATTCAAAACTTATATTTTCATATAAAGTCTATAGAAATAAAGAAGGAGTGTCATATAGTGCCAACGTATATTATTGGTATTATCTATGTTTAACAGTATTATGAGTAATAGTTTATTACAATATAAGCTTATAGGATTTAATAGAGCTAAAATGAGAGGTAATTCTACCTATATATATTTAGATCCTACTATTAATATTCCAGGAATATATAATTTTTATATGAAAAATAGCGAATATTATAAGTTACATTATATATATTTGTATTGGATTAATTTAAATTTGGTTGACAAATATGACTGATAAAATGATAAAAGAATTAAATAAATTTGTTGACATTGTATGTCAGAATAGACATAAAATTGAATATTTTAATTTATATTTTGAATTGTCATCTGTTCCATCGTTTATGTTACATAGCCGAGGCAAGTATAAATATATATACTGGTATTACGTATATAAGTTAATGTTAATAACTAAGATATAATTATGATAAATAAAAAAGTAGAAAAAATTTTACATATTTTTACAGAAGATATGTGCTATCATGACGAAATAGAACCACGCAGCGAACCATATTTAATGTTATATAATACAGATATTATATTTGATTCACCTGATTGTCCACATTCACATTATTATTATTATAGTTATTATATTTATGTGTTAATGGTTAAAGAAGGAGTGCTATATGAAATATAAAATACGATTATTAAAAATTTGTGGAAAAATAAAATGATCGATCAACGAATAGTAAAAGAATATTTTAATAGCAACGACTATGTCGTCGTAGAGTATCATTTCAAAGGCGACAGGATTCGATGCAACATTGAAAAACGTTCTGGCGACACATATCTCAACAAATTATATTTAGCTTATTATAATTTATTATCATTAAGCCATATCAATCGTTATCGTTATTCTATTAATAGCATAGCCAATCTTAGATATTTACAAGTACGATTAAAATATGATGACGATACAACCGATGCTAAAGAAGAACTCAAAGAAGAAATTGTCGGAGAAGATATTATTAACGTATTGCGTGAAGTACGTCGTGGTGAATTATGATTAGTAAACAAAAAAGAGCTGTGTCGATAACAGATCGAGGATCTCGCATATATGATCGCTTTGTAAAATACGATATTATATATAATCTAAAAATAATTACTAGATTATCAGCAAAGTGTGTATATAAAGACGATAAATATAAGTTTAGTGCTTGTATATATTATAGTTATTATGTAATTTTGCACTTGCTCGATGAAAAAACTAAAAGGAAAAGATAATGGCTTTTAATATTATTAAATATAACAAAGTCAGAGATGACGTATATGTATATATACAAAAGATGCCGGGCATCTATAATAAAAAATTAAGTTTGTATTTTGCATATATGTACAGTATCTTTGACTTCAGATTCCGATATAGTATTTTTAGAAATATCGATGTTCAGGATTATACTAATTTTAGAGCACTAGAAGAAGATGCTAATCCTAAAAACACTGATATATTAAATATACTAAAGAGCAGAAATTATGAAATATAAAATACTATTAAGAAATACGCCAGTCGATGAATATGCTCACGAATTATTTTACGATGCCTTTAATAATAATTTTAATAGCTCTTTATATATGACATATTGGCTATTTATTTTATATTCAAAAAGTAGCGTATACTTAATTAATAATCTTAAATTAGAAGCGTTAGTATCGATACCTACCCCTCATTATATAGTTATGGAAGAAATCGAAAAACATAATTTATTAAGTATTATAGAAAGGAATAAAGATGAATCTGTTAAGTGAAACAGAAGACAAACTTAAAGAACTCGATCTTACGTTAGATGATATTTTATTTGTTGCGTGTACTGAATCTGAATACGGTAGCGATTATGTATTTATGAACAAAGATACGTTTATTAAAAACGCTGCATCTGTTAACTACGATAATGGATACGGCAGTCAAGAAATTAAAAACAATCTTACGATTTATACAAGGGATTATATCATTTATCGATTTGAATACGACGGCGCTGAATGTTGGAAATATGTTCCGACAATTACTGGTTTAGACCAATTTTTACAAGACGAAAAGAACTGGAAAGAATTTAAATTCGAATCGAAGGATTATTATAATAATGAAGAACAAATTCCGTTTTAAAATTAATAAATGGGTCAAACTTTCAATCCCGCCAGCATTAATTCCATATTATAAGTGGACAGTATTTGAAAAGCAGAATAAAATTGGTAAAAAGAATTTTAGATTATACCACATTTATTTCTTTTTCTTAGAAAAATATCTATAATTAAAAACTGTGTTTGGTAAATAAAATTATTGACAAAAGTATATATATATAGTAATATATATACAGGAGGTGCAGAAATATGAATAATGCACAAATCAATAATTATAAACCAAAAGATTTTTCTAAATTACTTAATGTATCTGTAAAAACTTTACAGAGATGGGATAATGATGGAATTTTAAAAGCCCATCGTTCTCCAACTAATAGAAGATATTATACATATGATCAGTATCTTCAATTTAAAGGAATTAAAATTAAAGACGACATTCGTAAAACAGTTATATATGCTCGAGTATCTGTTAAAAATCAAAAAGATGATTTAAAAAATCAAGTTATTTTTCTTCAACAATTTTGCAATGCAAGAGGTATGATAGTTGATGAATGTATTGAAGATTTTGGGAGCGGTTTGAATTATAATAGAAAAAAATGGAATCAGCTATTAATTAATGTTATGGAACAAAAAATTAAAACAATTGTGATATCTAACAAAGATAGATTTGTTAGATTTGGATATGATTGGTTTTATAGATTTTGTGAAAAATTTAATACAGAAATTATAGTTGTTAATAATGAAAATTTATCTTCACGAGAAGAACTTATTCAAGATATTATTTCAATACTCAATATTTTTTCATGTAAACTATCTGGTCTTCGTAAATATAAAAAACAAATAAAGGAAGATAATAACATTGTTAAAGAGCTTTAAAACTGAAATTAACCCAACAAAAAAACAAATTATAAAAATAAATAAGACTATTGGAACTTGCCGATATATTTATAATTTTTATATTTCTTATAATAAAAAAATTTATGAAGATAGTGGAGAATTTGTATCTGGAAAAAATTTTAGCGTTTGGCTTAATAATGAATATATACCAAATAATCCAGATAAACAATGGATTAAAGAAGTGTCATCTAAATCTGTTAAAAAATCAATAGAAGATGGATATGCTGCTTTTTTAAATTTTTTTAGACATAAAAGTAATTTTCCTAAATTTAAAAAGAAAAACAATTCTAATGTTAAAATGTATTTTGTTAAAGACAATAAAACTGATTGCCTAAGTGAACGTCATAGAATTAAAATTCCTACATTAGGTTGGATTCGTTTAAAAGAAAAAGGTTATATTCCTACATCTAAAGATGGTTTTATTATTCGAAGTGGAACAATATCATACAAAGCTGGAAGATATTATATATCTGCTTTAATTGATATACCTGAACAGAATAAGCAAATTAATAATAATCCTGGTATCGGCATAGATTTAGGTTTAAAAGAATTTATTATATGTTCAAATGGATCTATTTATAATAATATAAATAAAACAAATAGCATTAAAAATTTAGAAAAAAGATTAAAACGAGAACAAAGAAAATTATCTCGTAAAATTATTTCAATTAAAAAAGGAGAGTCTACTCAAAAGAATTTTGTAAAACAAAAGTTAAAAGTACAAAAGCTTTATCAAAGATTAACAAATATCAGAACAGATTATTTAAATAAAACAATAAATAGTATAGTGAAAATCAAACCATCTTTTATTGTTATTGAAGATTTAAATGTGTCTGGTATGATGAAAAATAAACATCTTTCTAAAGCTGTAGCACAACAAAAATTCTTTGAATTTAGAACTAAATTAATTAGTAAATGTAAAGAATATAATATTGAATTAAGAATTGTAGATAGATTTTATCCGTCTTCTAAACTTTGTCATGATTGTGGTCACATTAAAAAAGATTTAAAATTATCTGATAGGACTTATATATGTTCTGAATGTGGTTATACTGAAGACAGAGATTTTAATGCAAGTCTTAATTTAAGAGATGCTAAAACTTATACAATTATACAATAAATATAATGTATAGGTATGTACCGAAGGCTTATTCGGGAATTTACGACTGTGGAGTATACAAGAACTTGTGAGTAGTATATTTAATTTTATTAAATTACAAAAGCATATACATTGAAGCAGTAAGTAAAAACTGTGAAGTTTTACAAGTCTCGTTATAGACATGTGTTTATAATTTGAGTAGCAAGAGAAATAATTGTGGATTTTTTTGTAGGAAAAATATGAGTGGTACGTATTTTATTACATCGTATGTAGTAAATAATCGAGGTAAGCTATCTCAATTTAAGACATATGAAATAAACAAAGTATTTTCTCGTGCATTTTATTTAGCCTATTATGGTTATATTAATTGCATTTGTGAAAGATATAATATTTGTATATATCCAGATAATGTAATAGGACAACGTTATGATCTAACATTCGAACAGATAGCTTCGATGTATGATGTTGTTCATTGTATTAAAAATAAAGAATATAGCAAAAAAATGAATTCTAAAAAACGTAAGTGGTTACAAATATTCTAGGAGATATATTATGGATCATACATTAAAACATAACATCGAAGAAACTGTTCGCATTATTAATAGTATCATGACGATATTGTCTGAGAATTCTTAGGAAAAGCAGGAATTACTATATGAAGTATAGCGATTATTATGATATTTGTAATTTTGCTCAAAAATTTTATGAAGATTATCCAATATTGTTGCCGACAAATAATATTGCTAATATGTGGCGAGCTCAGATAAAAAGGCATAATGTTATTAGCGATGAGTTTAATGCTTTATTTTATTATGAGTATATAATGTATTTAATTGGGATTTGTTCAAAATGTTTCAAACACAAAAAGAATTAATTAATAATTTATACTATAAAGGTTACAATCCGAATGTAATACTTTGCAATTTAAAACAAGACCGCATTATCCGATTTTGTTTTCGAAACGATCAAATTGCAAGTCCTAAAAATAGTATATATGTAATTAATTTTACACTAGAAGATCGTCGTATACTTACTAAAAGAAAATATAGCATATTTAATTCTAAACAAATGATTGTCAAATTCATTATTGATTGTAAAAATAAGAAAATTAATGAAATAGAATTCCGATATCGAACAGTAAATAATTCTGGTTATATGAAGAATTTTTCAAGTATCGATAATATAAATTATTTATTAGATCAAAATATATTAGTATATCGTAACTATATTATCGGTTTTTTATTCACAAACTATGTTAAACAGTCAATTGAGGAGTTTAGTAAAAGATTCGAGGTGTAATTATGTTTAAAAAATTTGTCGATGAATTGCGTTGGTATATCGAAACATTACTAAAGGAAATTTAATATGAACTACAAGTTAATATTTAATAAATTAAAAATCGAATATATATGTAATTGTAATGATTTAACTAAAACGATCGATACTATAATTATGAATCATCACGAAACTATTAAGAATTGTCATATGCTTAATTATCAAATATATGGCAATGGTCGTGGTAGTAATATCGAAGTATATTTTAATGGGACGTTACTCGAAATTATCGAGGTATCGAAAGTATGATCAATTGGTTTAATTGGTTGTATTCGATTCAACATTATAGTCCGATGGTTCGTCAAAAATCAATTGTTAAAGATTATTCGGCAATCTATTCTTTATTAAAAATAGAAGATACACCATTATTAATTACATTCTTTAGAGATTCTAATAACGTTGATTTACAAATTATGTTTTTTACATATGATCTTAATAGAAAAATTCGTGATTATTCAATCACATTATCAGCTTTTCCAAAAAGCAATATATTATATTTAGTATATGCTATTGATAATCATCCTTTATATAATATATTTAATAAAATCATGTGTAAGCATTTAATCTATTATATGTTTTTAGAAACTGATAAGGCTTGTCAATTAATAGATCAAGTATTAGAGGACTATAAAAATGAGTAGTTATTATAAAATACCTAAAGAATACTATATATATGATAAAGCTAGTGATTTTGGTAAAGTAATATCGACATATTTTCTATATGAAAATGATATCGAAAATAAAAGTCCGATTGATTTTGCAATAGATCTATATAATATGAAACAAGAATTAGAAGCTTTAGATGATGAGCGTACGATTCGCGAATATCTAAAATTAGCAAAGCTATTAAGGAAACTAGGACAATTATGAATTGGAGTACATTTGTCGAAGATTATAATGAATTAACTGCTTTGTCATTCGATCATTTATATCATTTTGGTAAAGAAGATGAAGATTTAGAAATATTTTTATTTCAGCATCCATATAGAATAAATTGGATTAAATATTATTATACATACGATATAGATCATAATTACATTAATTTTCAGATCAATATAAAAACATCTGGGAAATATATTCGTTCTATTAATGTATATTTGTCAGAAGATAATAAATTAGAGTATCTATTAAGAGAAGATGATTTTTTTAATCGTAAAACATTATCTAATATAAATATTCATAAGACTATATTTTTATGGGTATATTTTTTAATGCTTATAAATGGTTTTAATCATAAATTTGTGAGGTTATAATGAGTTTATTCGATACATCAAATAGTATTGCTTCTATTTTAGAGCGTCATAAAGCTATTAATATCTTAGATGATATTACTGATATGGAAGTATATAACCAAGATTTTAAAATTTATTTTTTAGTTGCTAAAACTATGTTATTATTAAATAATACATTACCTGAAGTATTATGTTTTAGTGTTGAAGATGGTGACGATGTTATATATTTCGATCTATTCGTCGAAAAAGATAACGACGAAGATTATGATCCGGTATTTATTACGACTGAAACCGAAGATAATATTATGAATTATAATGATTCTTTAGAAATATTGTTCCCAGTTTTAATAGAATTAGCTTATTATAAACTAAAGGAACGAATGTTTAATTAATAAGTTAAGTTAGGGCTGTTAATAATTTACCGCCATTTACTTCACGGTTGGGCTCCGCCCCGAAATCTCTTCACACGTTTTCTAATGTGGTTTAGTCAAACGAAAGGAATAATATTATGCAACAAGTAACATTTGAATCTAAAGAACAAGCTAAAGAATTTTTTATTACTTTGGGTGAAAATCTTAAAGCTAGCGAAAATAAGATTTTTGAATTTAGCGGTCAACAATGGAATTTTAATAGCACTCCAGAAGTAACACCTAAACTTATTAGCGCTGTATTAGTATCTGAAAATAATGTATTATATGTAACAGCTAATCTAAGTAACGATACAGTATATGCCGATATTGATTTAGAAGATAATATTTCTGGTTTTGGTTATAGCGAATTAGAAAAATCCGTATTATTATCTAATTTAGTATATCGTATATTAGAAGATTATACTAAATTTATGTTCTGTAAAAATGAACGATAAAACTAGCTTTGGTTTACTTAGTACAATGTTTTTTAATATAAACTTTTTTCAGGCAAATATACCAAAACTATTAATTGGTGGACGATCTTTTGTATTCGATTTTGGTTATGATAATGAACCAAATCTTATTATCAAAACTTGCGACGATTATATAAATAAACAAGTCATATATTTTAATACTAACATGATGCGCGTCGATTCTATGACTCAATATTCAGAAAAAGAATCGGATATATGTCTTTCAAATTTTATGTATCGTACAGTAATTCCGAGAAAAGCCCATTCTGATTTTGATACGTGCAAAATATTTAATCAATTTAATTTATATGTACATTATATTATGTTTTCATTTAATTACATGTATTGGAGGTGAATGTATGATTAAACTAGGATTTGGGTCTGATAAAGAGACACAAAACGTATATAATAGTTTAAAAAAATTTGCTGAAAAGGATATGTTTTCAGAATATTCTATTACAGACTTTGAAGAGAATAAAGCTCGTAATTCTTTTAGATTTACGATTGCGTACGATGAAGACTATGTGTATTCATATATGGTTTGGTACGAAGCTGGCATTCTAAATATCGAACCAGAAAAAGAAGATTACGTAACAGAGGATATAGCATTCATTCTATATCCGATTGCCGAAATGTTATTATAGAAAGGATAGTACATATGTTAGTTATATTATTTGTAATTTTCATGATGGTATATTTAGCATTAGCCATTGGCGGCACGTTAGCCGGCTGGGACAAAAAGGACGAATAACATGGATCAGTTCTTTTTAGACAGTGTGGCATTGATCGGATTCATGATAATATGGTTTATGTTTGCAATAATTGTATATCTTTTACATACTGTATATAGAATATATAAAACAAAAAAAATATCAGATTCATTTGGCTATGTATCTAAAATGCATGCAAGAATGTTTTGTAAATTCCATATAACGACTATGTTATTTTTTGTATTTTGTGCTGTTCTTAAAAGTATAGTAGAATAATATGACATTACAAGATTTAATAAAAAATGTAAAAAATTATACGCTATTAAATAAAAATGACATCGATCTTTTTAAAAATGATTATTTTACAATTTGTATGTATACACAAACAAATGGTGAAAAATTAAATTTTTATATATCGAATCGGCATGAATTAGAACTATGTTCATTCGTTATAGAAGTAAAAAATAATAATGATACATTTAAATGGATCGATAAAAATAATTGGTTAAAATCATATGTAAATAAATTGCCTAACATGTGTACATATTTAGTATATTCGTATATATTTAGTTGTATGATAAAAAATAAATGAAAGTAAAAATAGAAGATAAAACATTTATTAAACGATTCGAAGTGTTTCGAGAAGCTAATAATAATCGATTTACTATGAAACGAAAAAAATATCGAATCCGTCAATATTACACTGACGAAGGATCTAGATACGAAGTATTTAGTCGAGGTAAACAGTATTTCGGATCTTTTAGAATTACTGAAAGTAGTCAGTATATGCATTCTAACGATATTAGCGAAGAAAATATGCTGTTAATTATTAAAGGAATAAGCGATACAATACGCTCGTATCATATTCCTTTAAAATATGATGGCTATTCTTGTGCATCGTATGTCGAAGAAGCGATGGACCGATTGCGTTTTAGTGATACTAATATTCATATCGGATATCATGATGTGCAATTTGAAGTTACTAGACTTAATAATGTTGTCGGATATATTAAAACCGAAGCTAGAACAAATGCTATCGATGTATATAATATGCAGATGACATTACAGTATCAGTATTATGACGATGGCATGTATATTTTTTATCACAAGATATTAGAAAAAGGTAAGGAACATGCTTTAAAAATATATTATAAATTCTTAATAGCAATGTGTAGCTTAATTGAATATCAATATATTATCTGTTTAACAAGTATAGAAAAAATACCGTTTTAAGAGGTGGCTATGGAAGAATATATTAGAATTACTGACTGGATGTTATGCCAACATTTTGAGATGTTGATTAATACGCATCGAACAACTGGTAAATTTAACATTTTAGACTTAGACAATGTGACGTGTGAAATCACATACGATAATGCATATCATAGACTAAATCTATTAATCGACGAAGACAATTATTTTATTAATACTATTTATGATGCTAACATAAAAACATTGTACTGGTGCATCGGAAATAATATTTCGTTTAACGACTTTGAAAAAGTGTTGCAAGAGGCTAAATATGTCAACCCTGTCGTTTGAGACTCTTGAGTCTTTAAAAATCATTCTAGATATTATTCTAGGATGCATACTAGGATTTTTAATACACACTATATTGACTAGATTTGTCGATAATGTATGTGATGTATATAACGAAGACGGCGATATTAAATTATTATTTATGATATTGCCGTCTTGTTTTATTGTATTATTACTGTGGGGTATCATTACATGGATGAGATGAGGCTTCAATTAGAAGTACTATATAAAATCTTAATGTTAGATTTTCATAAATTCTATCGTCGAGAAAAAGGATCATATAGTTTAACTATTAAAAAAATAGGCGATGCTGTAATGGTTACGGTCGACTGGAATGAAAATAAAAACTTCGTGAAATTCCAGATTTATTGGAATTCAGAAGAAAAACATACAAGCTTTAGCTTTAATTTTGATACCGATAAGATCGATGCATTGTATATCGTAAAAGATTTATTACAAAAGGAGGAAAATTAATATGGGAATGGTAAATGAAATCACAAATAAGTTAATTGACATTAAAGGCCGTATTGCGTTCGAACATAAAGACTATATTATTTATATCGATAATTCTCGTAAAAAAGAAGTCGATAGCGGCGATATTCAGATTTTCAAGGATCGTAAACAAGTATATGATTTTTCTATTGCATATCCTTCTAAGGAATGTAAATCTAAAGGTATTTACAATAATACAAAAGATAAATTTATCAATAATATCGATCTTGAAAAATTACATGAGATTATTATGACGACAGGCCTATGATTTTCTTAAAAGATAAATATCGAATTGTCTTAGATAAAAGAAACGTTACGACAATTCTTATTACAATATTAACAGTCGCATTCTTTTTATTTTGTGATATGAATTATGCTATTGATAATGGAAAACTGGCTTTATATCAAACGCCAATATTAATTATCGTCGTAAGTATAATCACGATCGACATGTTACCTAATAAGGTTAATCCATTTCATATCGATTGTCTAATGACAGCTAAAGTTGATGAAAAACAAACTGAAGCAGTATTTAATATCTTTAAAAATATAATAAATCTTGTTCTTTGTGAAATTTTACATTATCCTAATATTCTTGAATTACGAATTAAAGATATTAATATCGGTCAATTAAAAAACGTAACACTAATGATCAGAGCTATTGGTTCTGTTGAATTCGATAAAAGATCTGTCGACTTATTAATTTCAGTATATAATAACGATGTGGCTATTCCGTTAGTATCGATTTCAATGATAATAACATCTAATATACAAGACATATTAGATAGTATAACAGTAACGAAAAATTTAAATCAATGGAAAGATCTTATCGTATTAGCTAAGACAGTAGAATATTATTTGATAAATCATCAATACAAAGGAGCTATTAAAAATGAAGAAAGAGGATTTTAAACAGCTATGCTGGTTATTTCGATTATTTTTAATAGCTATTAATACTGAATGTTATCAGTCAAATGATTTTAAAATTGGCGAATCTAAATATGCTGTTCGATTAACAGCTATTGAACATATCCTTCATATCGAATTGTTAAAGAAAAATAATCCGGTCGTTGCCTCGATATCTGGTGTCGAATATCTACCACAGGAATCATTAAGTTATAACTTTAGAACGAACGATATATTAAACGATTATTTTGAATTATTCTTTAATGGCAGTAAGATTATTGAAGAAAATCTTAATATATTGTATAATATATCTTATAATATATGTAATCCTGTAGAAATCATGAAAGGACTAGTTAATAACAATGGTCGGAAGAATAAAATTTACTGGTAAGCTAAGTGCTATTAATAGAATTAATAATGAATTATTGTATACCGATATGTTTGCAGGTAATTGTATCGTCAAAGAAAAGATTCGTTGTGACAATATTTTAATGTTAACAATCGAAACTGATTACGATATTAATTCTGCATATTTAGTTTCGTTAAGCGACAAATATCATGTTAATATCGAATATAGTATTAGCGATCACAGAAATCATATTAAACATAATGGTATTGTCATATTTGAAAATAATAAAGCCGAAATAATCGAAGAGAAAAAATTTAATTATGATGAATCAAAAGCTTAGTCGACGTGTATTTGCTACTGTAAAAAATAGTGTATTAATAACGTCGAAATGCCGATATTATGAATTTAACAATCTTGATATTTCGGCAGCTAAAACAAATGTTAGGCTTACGTCTAAAGATACCAAAGAATCTAAAATGTTTAATAGTATAAAAACGTTAATAGCACTTGTTAATAAATATGACGAATTTAAACAAGCGGGTATGATTATATGGTTATTAGGATATTATAGTTTTATCTTAGATACAAATTTAGACGTAAAAAAACATTTTAAATTATTTAAAGAAGTTCAGACTATATATGCTCAACAACTTAATTTTGGTCCTAATGAAATTCAGACTCAACGACTTAGAGAATCGATGGAACAAATAGCCCATAGACTTAACGAACAGGTTAGCTTTTGGACTGATGTGTATCGAAACTTAAACGAAAGGAATGGTGGTTGATATGAATATTGAAGATTATAAAGAAAAATTTTTAAAAAGACTGAATAAAATGTCAGCAGAAGAATTAACTGCTATTTTTAAAGAAGTATTTGATCTAGAAGAAGAATATCCGTATAAAAATATCGACAAAAGGAATGGTGATCAATGAGCGCGAGTTTGCGTAATTTATTTAAACGCCATCGTCATAACTTTAATCCAGAAAGTTTATTACGTGACTTAAAAAATAATAAAGACAAAAAGAATTTATTCGATAAAATTAAAGAGATGGAGGAGGTTAGAAAAACAGAAGTATTGGAGCCAGAGCGTAATAACTATCCACAATGTAAGGTCGATTTAGTAGCACAAGTACAGCAAGAAATCGAAGAAGAAAATACTCCGAATAAACCGGCGGACGATATTCACGTACATGCTGATTGTCCGACTATCGAGATCGACGAATGGACAACAGAAGATCTAGTTCGCACTATTCAAAAAAGCAAAGAAGCTATTAAGCATATATTGCAGAATTATGAGTTCTGGAATAATATGGTTAAAGAATGCGATCAAGCATTAGGAGATCTACGACACTTTGCTGAATTTTACGACGATGCTACGCAAGAAGAAATTAATAAAGTTTACGAATTAATGACTGAGTACAGTCGTAAGCGTCGTGTATATAAAGACCGTGTCGAGATATTTAAAGATATTTTCGCTAGTAAAGCACGTATGGAAAATATTTACGCACCGATTAATCAAATGTCGAATAAGTTCAACAAGATGAATATCGAGCGTCAGTATTCTCCACGCGTTCTTAAGGACTTGTTTGAGCGTTAGTCACGTTCTACATTATCCTTCGGGGACTTCGTCCCCGTTTTCATTCGGGCTCCGCCCCGAAATCACTTCTGTGTCTTTTATAAGAAGCTATTATTAGATAGCTTCTTTTTTTTATTATGAAAAAAAATTATACAAATATTATAAGAAGAATCTGTAAAGACGGCTTGCCTGAAAATTTTTATTATAGTACTTGTAATAATACTAGAATAAGATTGTTTATGCGTGAATGGAAAATACATAAAATATTTGCAAATACATTTGTAATATCTAATTTTAACATATATAACAATATGAATGATTATATTGATTTTGATTATAAAAAATTTCAAATTTATAGACATTCAAATCTTTTTGATACGAGAAAAAATATTACTGATGATAATTCTTATCAGGCAGAATTATTACTTTTATGGTTAGTATATTTTTATTACGCGAGGTATTAAAAATGAAGTATTATCTCGAAGTTGAGAGTGATGTACATCACCCGACAGCAAAAGAAATTGCCGAAATTATCGGTATCTATAATATGAGTGATCAACCTCATGCTAGGTTCGTACGTGCATACTTAGGACGCAGTCCATTACAGTATTTAGGTCGTAACGGTATGGTCCAAGTATTTAATAATTATCAGGCTATATTAGCTTTAGCTAAGGATATGTACGAATATACTAAACATGAAGGTGTAACTGAAGTCTATTACAGTTTAGATGACGGACGCAGTTATAATTTAAAATTATTCAAAGGCCGTATTCGTATAGCTATTAATCGATTGGAAGAAATGTGTAAAGGGGTAATCAAAGATGGAACAAAATAATCAAGCACAAATTTGCAGAAAGATTGGAATTATTATTGGCAGTTTATTAAATATTTGTGTAACGTTAGTATTAGCTTTAGTAAAAGCTGTATCTTCTGAAGCTAAAAACGTATCTAAAGGCTTCGACGAAGCAGAAGACGTTAAATCTGTCGAAGAAACTAAGATTGTCGAAGAAGTTAAAGATGACGAAGTCGATATCGATGCTGAAATCGAACGTCTTATGGCTTTAAAACAAACCAAAGAAATTAATAAAGAAGATTAATTATGTCTTCGATAATAATTGGCGAAGAAGAAAAAATCATTCTTTCGACAATATATGATTATGTCGCACAGTATCCAATATTAAAATATGAAGGTATTTATCATTCTAATCCTAAATATATTAATATTAAAGTCGATAAAATTTATACATATCAAAACTCTATTATTGTCGATATAGAATACACAACTATGAATAACAAAAACATAATATCCTACGAATTAAATCAAGATAATAATATTATTTATACAAGCTGTGATGTTGATTCTAATTTCATCAAGGATATTATGTTTTTACCAGGTATCGTAAATTTTAAATTTATCGAGACATATAAAAGTAAAATGATATCAGAATTTGCTTATTTAGTGCGAGATTGTTATCGTTTTAGAATAAGTAGTGGTTATGATTTTTACTATAAATTTTTATATATATATGCTGATATGTTTAACGATATAAATGATGGTCCGATGTTTGGCGATGATGTTATGTATTCGTCAGAAGAATCGACTATTAGATTTTTAAAAAACGGATCGATATGCATTGTAAAAAATAGTAATAATCATAAATACAATAATAATATTGAATTCGTACCATTATATATAATAGAATATTTAATGCAAGGATATTATTTAGATGAAATACAAATTCAAAGCGATATCGAAGAATTTCGACGACAATCAGAAGAAAACATTGATAACTGGAGAGCTATCAATTCATGATAATAAATATTTCATTAATAGTATTCCTGTCGATAAAAAAACTATCGGTCAATCAACTGGACTTATGGATAAACATGGTTATGAAATATTTATTAATGACATTATTCATTTTAAAGCAAATTATGGCGATTTTACATTAGAATTAGCTACGGCTACAGTCGGATTCGATGAATTAAATGGACGTCTTGCTGTTAAGATGAATGATAATATATTAGCATTATGCGACATGAATTATAGCGATGTCGAGTACGAAGTACTTGGAAACATATGGGAGGGAAAAATTAATGAACAGAAACTTTAAAGCTCGTTGCTTGAAAGATAGATCTTGGAAAACTGGCTTTTATTTAATTAAAAAGAAAGAACCATGTATTAAAGATATTAAAAATGTATGGCCAGTACACGAGCAAACAATTTGTCAAAGTACTGGCTATATCGATTGTAATAAAAAAGAAATTTTCTTAGACGATTTAATTAATTTTAGCACTATTATTAATGGTAGCGAAATTAAGTTAGATAAAGCTCAGGTTGTATTCGGTATCCCAGTTGGTAAATTAGTATTAGTCGAAGGTAATGAAGTAATCGATTTTATTAGCGATAGATACGAAAATCCTCATTACGAAGTTGTCGGAAATATTTGGGATGAAATTGCGTTACCAAAGAAGAAGTAATATAATAGGTATATAAGCTTATATTTTTTTAATAAGAAGGTATACCATGAATTATCACAAACTTTTAGAAGACTGTGACTTTATTAAGGTTAAACAAACAGTCGAAATCCGTCCTCATGACGGAAACAAAGGCTTTTTCGAATATGTAAACCATATTTTTAAAAGTATAAATAACGGTCATCGTTATGGCCCTGCAGTTAAAACTAATATCTTAACTATGTATAATCGTGGCAACTATATTGCTTGCGAAATGGGTGATCAACGTATCGACATCCGTCGAGATAAGATCGTTATTTATGTACCAGGTTTAAAAGCTAGTAATGAAGAAACATATCGTCAATATGCTATTAATAATATTGGCGTATTGAACTATATTTACAATTGTAAAAAATACTAGCTTTTAAATAAATTAATCCTAACAGAGATGTTAGGCCTACACGATAGAATACAATTGGTATAAGCTTTAACTGTGTAGGAAAACTTGTAGCGAAATGTTGCAAGATATTTAAGAGCAATCATCAGTAGCTAAGATGGTTGCTCTTTTTTTATTTTGATGAAAGGAAATTCCATGCGTAACAAAATTATAGTATTTACATTTTTACAATTACTAGCTTTATTTACAATTTCACATGCTTGCGCATGGGATAATCCTAATAAAACACAAGTAAATACAGGCGTATATGCATTAAAAACTGCTATGATTGGTGCATATATGAATGGATTTAATGACGGTAAAAATAATTTACCTAAAGATGAAGATTATACTTGTGGTAATTACAAAGATTTTTTAAAATATTACGAAGAAGGCTATTATAAAGGCCGAGTTTTTCGTAATCAAAAAATGTAACCGATCATGCTTTTAGCTAGTCGGTATAGGGTCCATATTTGCCCCTTTAGAAGTTTTCTAAAATAATTTAGAATTTAAACTCTATAAAAGTACTGTGATTATAATTCTAAAATTGCAGATTTGGAGTTTTAGAATTATACTATTTAACATAAGACTAAAACAATGGTATTAAAATAATGTAACAATAATTCACAATTAATAATTAGTTTTATAATTATATACTAAAACAATTGAATCTGTTTAGCATCTGATATAATATTAAAAATGGAAAAAAATGAAAGAAAATAAAAATATAGTATATAGAACTAAAGTACATTATATTGTACCTAATCAAGAATTAATAAATGAAGCTCGATTATCTAATAATTTATATAATCAAGCTTTATATATTTTAAGACAAGCTTTTACGAATAAAGAAAAAATTCCTTCTAAATTTGATCTTCATAAGATATTACTTTATAAAGAATATGAATGTGAAGAATATGACAATATCCATAAAATGGTATCTAGTAATGCTCAAGCCATTTGTCAATTAGCGGCTCAAAATTTTAAAGCTTTTTTAATGTCTTTAAAAGCTTTTAAAAAAAATAAATCTAATTTTACTAGTATTCCTAAAATTCCTAATTATAATAAAAAAGAACAAGAATTTATGCTAATAATTGGAGCTCAACAATGTGCCATTAAAGATGGCATGATGAGATTTCCTAAAAAATTAAATTTAGATAAAATTTATGTAGGCGATCTTGATATTGCTCATGTAAGAATTTTTCCTGGTAAGAAAAAATATAAAGTCGAGGTCGTATATAAAGTAGAAGCATTATCTAAAAGAAAAAAAGGCAATATTGCCGGTATCGACCTGGGTCTTGATAATTTAGCAACAGTCGCTATTAATAAACGTGGTATTCGCCCGCTATTAATTAATGGTCGCCCTCTTAAATCTATGAACTTATATTTTAACAATAAACGAGATAAAGTTCAATCCGAGCTTAAAAAATGTAACGATAAATACATGTCGCATAAACTTGAAACATTATATCGTAAACGCAATAATCGTTTTAATACGTATATGCATAAAGCATCTAAAAAAATTATCGATTATTGTCTAGAGCATAATGTTAAACAAATTATTATTGGACATAATAAATTGCAAAAACAAGAATCTAAGTTGAAGAACTTTGTCGCCATTCCGACTTTTAGACTTATTGAATTAATTAAGTATAAAGCAGAATATCAAGGTATCGAAGTTATCGAAACTGAAGAATCGTATACAAGTATTACGTCTTATTTAGACAAAGAAGAACCTATTAAAGATAATGCCGATCGTTTTAGACGTATTTATCGTGGTCTATTTGTATCCGGTAAAGGCAAACGAATTAATGCCGATGTTAATTCTGCTTATCAAATTATGAAAAAAGTTATCGGCGATAAAGTTATTAAACCTATCGGTAAAGGTACTGTATTTATTCCGAAAAAAGTTACGATGGTTTAAATATGTCGAATACTATTAAATGGTTAATGATTGTTAGCCAAGCTATTTCTAATTTAATATTTGGATTTACGACACCAGTCGTACATGTTTATTTTATGAGCTTAGTCGGTCCGAATATATATAGCTTAGCTAATTTTATCGAAGCAGGATTGGCTGCCGTCGTAAATAGCTTATTAAGCAATCAAACATATCGTCATTATTTTAAACAATTTGCTTTATATTTTTTAGCTTTAGATAGTATACTATATGTAATTATAATATTTTTAGGTATAGAATATATTAATGTTCGATTTATCGGTTTAGCAATTATTAATAGCCTATTAAATAATATTTGGTTTATTATGTTAAGCGATGTTTTGAATAAAAATATTTCTGGCGATGAATTAACTGATTTTAAAGTACTTCAACGAAGCTGGATGCTTTGGGGAAGCTTAATCGGATCTGGCATCGGTGTTTGGATTAATAATTCTATATCGATAGAATTTGCTTTAGTTTTACAAGCTTTATCGACAGTAATGATTGCTATCTGCGATGGCTATTCATTTAAAAAATTAGAAAGGTCGGCCAATAAATGAAATTATTTGAAATTTTTTCAAATTCGAATCTTTTAAAAAACAATATCGATATTCTTTATCAAGATTTTTTAGAAAATAATAAAAAACTTGAAATTGCTAAAAATTTTACATTAAATTCTTTCAATATAATCAATGGTGATACGAATATTGTAGAATTTAAAATTTTACTATGCAACTGCCCAATTAAAGTTTATATTAAATATTCTAACGATCATTATTGTTATGCAAATGTCGAAATGGAATATTTAACAGATAAAACATTAAACAATAATTATTTGATTAATTTAGGATATGTTATTTATTCTTTAATTATTGCTATTCCGGTAAAAGATTTGGATAAAAAATAAATGAAACTATTAATTTTAATTGCTTTTTTCGTTTCGTTATTTAGTATGTGCGAAGCAAGAAGTATTACAAGCTATGATTGCACTTATGAAGAACAACAAGAAGCATTAGCCGAATATCATAGCTTTGTAAGTGGTTTTGACGATGGCTTATATAATTATACTGTTATTTATTATTCTGACGATAACTATAAAATGGGTTATCGGTTAGGAAGTGCTCATCGGAGGTGATTAAATGAGTTATGAAATTTTAGTTACTATCGGTGTTATCGCCGTCGCATTTTTTGCGACAGTATGTTTTGTCGTACATCAAGTATTCGAAACACGACGTATGCGTATTCAATATGAAGGTGGATATACAGAGGCTGAAATTAAAGAAATTTTACATGCCGAAATTGATCCATTGTTAGATGCTGCTAATAAGAAAGGTTCTAAATGAAATATTGTATCGAAGACGATTATAACGATTTAGTAAATTTATTATTTCAAATGCAAAAACAACAAGCTTCTGGTACAGTATATGTTTTAGTTGTTAATGAATTACATATTATCGATACTGAATTAATTGCTTGTAATAATAATATTCAGGTTAAATTTAAGGTATCTGAAGAACCGAAAAAGAAAGCTGAAAAATTCAAAGAATATCAATGTTTTTTGTTTAAATCAGATTTTGATGAAGGTATATTTAAAATCTTTGTTGAAGATAAACTTAATACAAGTGTTGAATTAGAAATTATCGAATTGCTAACAGAAAAATTATATAGTTATAATACGATTAGAGATATGAAAGGAAATTAACATGGAAGTTAAACTTAATGATAACTTTAAATGGTTTTTAGAAAGTTTATTAAACGAAGGTTTCGATCAATTCTTTATTGATGATATGTACGGTGCTGTATTTACTAAAAATGGTAAAGTTAGACCTATTGATTGTGCTAATTTTATTACGAGCAACTTATATAGTGCTTGCCCTGATTTAAAAGAAAATACTGGATATAATATTAAAGATTTTATTGAAGGTAAACTTATTAATAATAATTTTAAATTCGGCGATAAAATTATTGTAAAATTTAATGGTCAAGAATATGAAGGTATCTTCGTTAGAAAAAGAGGCGAAGCCAATATTGTTGTTATTAAAGAATTTAATAATCAATTGGCTGTTACTAATAAAGCTATTAAAAAAGCTGAATAATTAATTAATAAAGGTGAAAAAAATGAAGGAATTTGATTTAGATAAACTTAAAGAAGCTATCGATCCTAAGGATCCTAAGAAAGCTTTAAAATATTTAGGCGAAACGATTACTCGTGAACAAATGTATACGTACATCGTCAATAAAATTATCGATCAAAAAGATAACGAATGTATATATATGCCGATGCCGACTATTTATAATTTATTCATGAGCTTCATTCAAGATATGTGTAATGAACCATATAAGTTATTAAGCGATATTATTCAGGAAAAACCAAATCTTGAAATTAAAAAGCTTAAAGAACTTGAAACTAAAGAAGTTGAAACTGTCGGCCCGGTTGCAAAATATTTGCTCGACAAATTTAATCTTGAAGATTATGATGACTTCAGAAAGAAATATATCGATACAGATTTTGAATATCGTTGGTATCCATTGTTCGTAAAATATATTTTAGAAAAGAATAATGGTACAGCTAAAAAGTTCGAATTATTAAGCCCGTTCTACGCTCCTAAAAATAGTACGAGCGATTACGACCTTTTTGCTCCTGAAGATTTTGAAGTTATCGACGATTATCAATTCGCCGACGAAAGGGACAAATAAAATTTATAATGCGTTTAGTTTATAATAATAGAGTCTATCACATGGTCTATCTAACAGATGCCGTATTAAAAGACGGCATCTATGTTAGTGAAGGCTTATGTGAAGACGGTAAATCTTATATTATTAATTGGGAGGATAAAGATTTTGACATAGAATATCCTAGTTCAATTTCTTTAGCATAAACTGAGTAATATATAATTGCCAGTACTGTTAAAATATACATAAGTGTGCTGGTTTTTTAGTATAACGAAAGGAAACAGCATGAGTGCATCCTTTGTAGTATCGATCATCCAGCTACTCATGCTAATGGGTACTTTCATACTTTGTATAGCCTCTATTTTGATAGTGGCTGGAATATTCGATCTTCTTTGTTCTAAAGAAGAAATACGTAAAAAAGAAATTGGGACACAGTTAACATGGAGTATTGTCGCATTTATTACAACATTATTTTTCATCTACATATTATTCGATACACAAAATTTAATCGAAATTAATATGGTGCCTCAACCTCCATATGGATCGTATCGGTAAAACTATCGATTGTATTTTTGAATTAGTGTTTTTTAGCCTTGGAGATGGTTGAAATCGCTGATTTTCAAGTCGCCCTACGATTTACTATTAATTTTAATAGTAATAGGAAGACGAGTAGAAAGTTAGGAGATCAAACCTATGAAAATTTTAAAAACTGTATTTTTTGCTTTTACGTTAATGCTAGGTATGCTTTGCATGCCTAACGCTAATGCTACTGAATTAACTGCGTATACGCATACAGGTAGCGTTATGGCTAACGGTGAATGGCCATATGAGGGCGCAGTTGCTAGTAACGACTATGCTCTCGGTACAATTTTAAATATTAATGGCTACAATTACGTAGTTGCTGACCGAATGGCGCCAGGCATTCATGGAGTTATTGATATCTTCATGAATGATTATGATCGTGCAATTCAATTCGGTCGTCAATACGGCGAAGTATACGTCGTAAGTTAATATAATCGATCCATTTTACGTATTATTACTCTCCCGTTAGTACTGGATACTAATCCAGCACATGTATATTTTTAATTTTAAATATTTTTAATTGCTGGTTCTCGTCACAGCAACTGTTAATAAAATAAGGATAGGCGCCTTTATGAATAATTTACTAAAAGATTTGTCGGCATTTGGATATGCCAAAGCTCTCGGCCTTCGGACGAGATTTTTAAGTCGTGAATTTTGGACATCATTTGCATTTACTGTTATATTTTTAGCTAGTATGATTGCTTTTGATCAATGCAACAATATGATAATGTTTCATTTAATAGTATTATCTTTACCATATCTAATTGTATTATTTATATTAAATGCAATTTATCATAATACAGTTATGTATTTATTAAGTAAAGTAAAACGTGTCGATTAAATGCGCTATATATACTTGTAGATTTAATTATAAGTAAATAGCACGTATAGTCCACATATTTAGTAATAAGTATGTGTCGAATGGTAACATTCGGGAATTCATTGAATTGCTGGAAAATCCTAAAACTTAACTAGCTACAACGTAATATCTTTATAAGATATGAACGTGAATGCAGCGAAAGCAGAAAAAATAGTTAAGATGATATATGGTTAAATCCTAAGTATTGGAATAATGGACAATCAGCAGCCAAGCCCGTAAGGGAAGGTTCAACGACTATCCTGAGAAGGAGTAGGGCTCAAGCGAGTGGGTGAAAATCCCTTAAATCGGAGTGGTGAAGGTCCTCATTAGAGGATTAAGATATAGTCTGTGCCTTAATGAAAGTTAAGGATGCGCGTAGTGGCGCTGGTTAGAAGTAGCGATCCTAATTGAACAAACAACTCTCAAGAGTTTAATGGTTTTATATATTGAAATTAAACACCAAATTTGGTAATATAATAGTATATTTATTATTATTACGAAAGGAGGTGTACCTCGTGAATAAAAGTTTTAAAGTTAGAATTTATCCTAACAAAGAACAACAAGTCTTAATCAATAAAACATTTGGTTGTATAAGATATGTATATAATTTTATGTTAAACTTAAAACAAAAGTTATATAAAAATTTTAATATATCTTTAAGTTATTATGATACTTGTAAAATTCTTACCGAGCTTAAAAGACATAAAAAATGGCTTCAAGAACTAGATAAGGATTCTTTACAACAATGTCTTAAAAATTTAGATACTGCATATAAAAAATTTTTTAATGGAGCAGGATATCCTAAATTTAAGTTTAAACGAGGTAAAAACTCCTATCGTACAGTTGGGTATTTAAAACTAGATCAAGATAATAAAATGATTCGAATTCCTAAAGTTGGTTGGATTAAATTTAGAGATAAAACTAATTTTAGTAATTTAACTAAAATTAATAATATTACTATTTCTAAGACTCCTAGCGGCAAATATTTCGCTAGTATTTCAGCCGAAGTCGATATCAAAGCTTTTGCGAAAACCAAGAAAAGTTGTGGTATTGACTTAGGATTAAAAGATTTTTGTATTTTGAACGATGGAACTAAGTTTGAAAATCCTATATTTTTAGTTAATAACGAAAAACGGCTTAGATTGTTACAAAAATCTTTAAGTCGTAAAGTATATGATTCTAAAAATTATGAAAAAGCCAGAATTAAGCTGGCTAAATTTCATGAGTATATTGTTAATTGTCGTAAAGATTATTTACATAAAATATCGACATTTTTAGTTAGAAATTATGATATAATATGTGCCGAAACTTTACAAGTTAAAAATATGATCAAAAATCATAAGTTAGCAAAAGCAATTAGCGATGTTAGCTGGTCAGAATTTTGTCGACAATTAGAATATAAGTGTTTATGGTATGGTAAACAATTTATACAAATTGATACATATTTTGCATCAAGTCAAATATGTTCTAATTGTAGATATAAGAATTCTGGAGTTAAAAATCTTGATGTTCGTGAATGGACTTGTCCTGAGTGTAGCGAATATCACGATCGAGATATTAATGCAGCAACTAATATTTTGAATCAAGGATTAACTTTATTATAATTTCAATATATAGAACCGTGGGACTCACGGGGATAGCCTACTGCTAAGAGTAAAACATATTACGAGCTTTACTCGGAATATGTATCTATTAAGTAGGAACCTTGATGACTTTAGTCATAAGAGGATGTCAGGAAGAAAACGAATTGTATTTAGCTAGTATTGCTGGCTATGCTATTTTAAATAATATTATGAATGCCGTCGGTATTCTATTTAGTATGACCGGATTATTTTATTACTCCGGCTTTGACCAAGGGATTTTGATGAATCCTATTCTATTTGTGTTCATTGTATTCCTTGTTATTTTTAATACATATATTTGTTTAGCAAATATGGTAAATGGATTTAAAGTATATTTAATTACACGTAATCAAGAGGAATAAATAATGGCTATTTTATGGAAAACTACAAAATCTAATAAGACAGCATCGTATAAAGGATATGTGCCGATGCCATCAACAATCGATGAACCGTCATTTGCTGAAAAATGGAAACGATGGCGTACTGGAGATCCTGCTAAGTTTTTAACATATAAAGATTTACAGGAATTAGTCTTATACTGTTACAATAAAAATCTCAGTGTAACGACAACAGAATTAGAATTAGTTTTCCATGATAAGCATATTTATGACAAAGAAACGGCTATTAAATATATAAATGAACACATGAATGAGTTTAGCTATATCGATGAGTATAGCGGGCGAGTTATCAATCCTAGTCAAGGAGGTAGCAATACAGGAACTAATAATAGTAACGGCAACGGTAGTTGCAGTTGCTGTTGTTGCTGTAAAAAACCATAATGGACATACATAAAATATATACCGATATTTTAACTAGTTATAATATTTTGACTGTATTTAAAGGCGATGTTAATAAAGAAGACTTAAAAATCATTATTAGTTTATTTTTATTAAGCTATACAAATTTAAGTATTATTAATCGAGATCGCAGTCTTAAAAAAGACGAAAAAGTTGAGAATTTCTTTAACGCTATCGATAAGATTATCGATAAACGATTTGTTAAAGATATTCTTGATCAAGAGATATTAGAATCTATCGTATTAGATTTTAATAAACGTATTAAATATATGAAAGAACATGGACTCGATATCGAAGTCTATGAAGAAATGAAGACGCCTGGCGTCGATTCGATTAAATATATTATCGAATAAGTTAAGCTCCCCACGATAAATTTATCGTAGCGGGAGCTTTTTTTAATTGGAGGAAGAATGCGAAATATAGATTTAATTCGTAACTATAATAAAATCCAAGATATTGTCGCTATTTTTAATAGTATTAAAGTAAGTCGTCGAGCTGTATTCGGCGAAGAAATTATGAAAAAACAAACTATTAATGTAGAATTAGGTAAATTGTTTGTTAAACATAAAGTACTTGACGACTATCCTGTCTTTAAAATTCTTGTGAAACTACTTGTTACATGCTATAATAATCCTGAAGAAACTAATATTTCTGAGCTTAAGATTACAAATGATCTTACAGATGATGAAATTAAAGATATTTACGATGAATTAGATAAACAAATTAAAGATAATCCGGGTATCTTCGCATGAATTTGACAGTTAATCAAATCATGAGCTTAGAAGATCCAGAAGAATATATTCGCGGATTATTCGTAAGACTTTGCATTATCAATTATCGTATTAAACAAAAAGGATCAACTAAAGAAGATCAGTACGAAGTCATGCAATTAATCGAAAGTATCGCTAATACGATTGGGTATAAAGAAGAAATTCTTAATAAGTGTATCGATATATTTAGCGTTACGATGAATATGCATCATGACTTTTACTTATCTTGGGATTTAGTCGAAGAGTATTTAAAGGATAAAGTAAAGTTATCATGATTTTTCTTAAAGAAAATGTTTTAAAACATGTTGACAAGATGATTGTCGACTTAAACTTTCCAGAACAAATTGGTAGTTTGCAAGAATTAAAAGAAGTTATTACACAAGCAATTAATTATAGTACGAGTACTGATCGATCAGAACAATTGTATTTTAGCTTAAATGAAAAGCGACTGATTTTGTCGATCGATGAACAGAATTTAGGTACATTCTATTCTGAAGAGTCAGATATGCCAATTATTTGGTCAGAAATCGAAGATTTTGTACCGTCGCCACATGAAGACGATCAGTATATATACGTAAGTACTGTATATGAAACAATCATTATCAGCGATAAATTAAAACCATTATTAGTCGGTTTGTTTTTAGATATTAGTTCAGTGTTACCAGTTAATTATATTAGGAGTTTTAAACATGAATGTAAATAAAGCTATTAAAGAAATTAATAATGCACTGACTAATACGGTCGTAGAAATCTATGGCGACAGTGGATCTGGCAAAAGTTATATTGCCGATAAAGTTGCCGAGACGAAAGATTTTGCTTTGCTAATCGATAGTCTTATGCAACGTACAGAAGGTCAGTATTATATTATTCAATCCAACAAATTGGAAGATGCCGAAGAATTAATTAAAGATTTTGACTTAATCGTAATCGATGACTTCTTCCAGTTATCTGGTGATCCTCGGGATAATATTTACAAATTACAAGAATGGGTGTATAATAATAGAAAATTATCTATTATTTTAATTAATCAGATTCGTGCGAATTTTAATGAACGACGTCCAGAAAAATTTGTTCCGTATGCTGATTATTTGTTACAACGTTACGCCGATCGACGATTCTTTACAGAATTTAAAGATGGCGAATATGTAATTACACAAGTTAAATGAGGTGCATCTATGATCATTGTAATTTCTGGCCCGAGTGGCAGTGGCAAAAGTACGCTTGCCGGTTTATTCGAAGTTAAAGGTTTTAAACGTATCGTAACTTCGACTGATCGTGATCGTCGATTAAACGATCCAGAAGGTCAATATTATTTCGTTCCGAAAGAAGAATGGAACGACGACGATTATATTTGTGTTACTAATTACGGTGGCAATAAATATGGTATCGACAAAGGATATTTTGACGAAATTAATAAAGACTTAAATTATATTGTCGTATTAGATGAAGCTGGTCTTAAAGAACTTAAAGAATATTACGACAATGTATATGGTTTTTATTTAAACGTAGTCGAAAAAACATGTCGTGAACGTATGGCTCAACGTGGTGATGCTGCCGATAATATTGAAAAAAGAATTGCTTATGATAAAGAACATCATCGTTTCAATTATTTAATTGACGAAGACGATTTATATGATCAAGCATTCTTTGGCGAAGATCACCCGTCTATGATCATGCGTCAAATCATGGACTATTTTAATAATAATCCAGATAGCGAAGAAACGATCGACGAAGGCGAAGAGATTCTTGCTATGCTACATAAACAAAAATAAATATAATATAGAGCCCCTTTATAGGGGCTATTTTTAATATGGAGGAAAAATGGCATATTCTAATAAAATCGAACAGGCTGCTGTAATTTTATTCGAAGAACGTGATGATCGTAATAAATTAAGTTTGCGTATTCGCGATCTATGTAATATGGATTGGTCTACCGAAACATTTACGTCATTCTCAGCTATGTGTGCTATCGAAATGGCTAAGAAGCATTATTGGGCCAAAGAATGGTCTAATATGAATTCATTACATATGGCACGTATCTGGTGTCTTTTAAATGCCGATGGCGATTCCCTACGAGAACGTATTGATAATGCTGGTTTTACTGGTCAGAAGATTAATGAAATGATTATCGAAGGTGGCGGAACGCTAAGAAAACAAAAGTTTGATCAAGCTATTCGTTATAGCGAATGTTTTACCGATGCGGAAATTAAGCTTTTAGAAGCTATTAATAATAAGACTAAAAATAAACGTTTAGCATCGATGCGTGAAAAAATTACACCAGAACATCGTGAATTGGCAACGAAACATCGTTTAGAATCTGCTAAGTATAATAAACGTAAAAAAGCTGCTAGTAAGATCTTAAAAGAAACAGCTAAAACTGTTAAAGAAGCTAAGAAGCCAGCTCCACGATACGTTACGTATAAATGTATCGTTATCGATAGTAAAAAAAGTAAATTTGATAATATTGTCAATGCAATTAAATTAATTTTGAGTGGTAATTTTAAGGAAGTAAAGGAAGAAGTCCGTGAGCGTAATTAAAGATAATGATGGTGTTCGCATCGGTATTTTCGATAAAATGCTCGAAGAACGAGTATTATTTATCGTCGGCGAAATCAACGACGAATTAGCAAATTCTATCGTTGCCCATTTACTATATCTTAATAGCAAAGATAGTCGTAAACCAATTACATTGTATATTAATAGTCCTGGCGGTGTTATTACTTCCGGATTCGCTATTTACGATACAATAAAATTAGTTAAAGCGCCTGTACATACTATCGGTTATGGTATGTGTGCTAGTATGGCTAGTTTCCTATTAAGTATGGGCGATAAACGTAGTGTATTGCCTAATACATGTGTAATGATTCACCAACCATTAGGTGGTGCACAAGGTCAACAAACTGAAATTGAAATCACTTATAAACGAATTACGTCTCTTCGTGAAAAACTAGAAAAGATGTATGCCGAAAAATCTAACGGTAAATCTTCTTATGAACAAATTCACGAAGCTTGTGAACGTGATAATTATCTCGATGCTAAAGAAGCATTAGATATGGGTTTAGTCGATGAAATTATCGGAGGTGACGAAGAATAATGAAATGTTCATTCTGTGGCAAAGACATCAACGATAATGAAAATAATCGAGTGACTTTTAGTTCTTCTGTAGACGAAAATATTTTCATCTGCCAAGATTGTGTTGAAAATATGAGTATTCAGTTAGTCGAAGATAATCCAGATTTAAATTTTGGTGTTAACTTGGAAGAAAATTTTGGTCTCGAAGATACGCCAAAACCAAAGGTTAAAAAGTCTAAATTATTACCTTCACAAATTAAAGAATATTTAGACGAAAGTGTAATTAATCAAGATTATGCTAAGAAAATTTTAAGTGTAGCTGTAGCTAATCATACTAAGCTATTAGAATATAATGCACTTAAAAAAGAAAAAACTGGTATCGACGTAGAGAAGGCGAATGCCTTGCTCATTGGCTCGACCGGTTGTGGTGGCTGTAAAGTTTAAATAAATAGCATATTGACTGTAGTTTCTATATAAAATTTTACACTAATATTTTTTAAATAGGATCTACAGGTATATCAAATTTATTTAGATCATAAAAGGCTTGCCGTTCCAGAAGAAAAGCCATGAACTTCTGGATTATTTGAGCGGAATTAAGCAGGAAGGCTAAGTATAATATAATTATTATATATGCTAATCTGAACCGAAGGCTATATATAAAAATATAGTCAGGGGCAACGCATAGTAAGTGAACCTTATATTAATAAGAATATAATCTTACCACGAGGCCGCTCTAGTGTTTGGCTATTATTATACACTAAAAAGGTATGCTGAGCTTATAGGAAACTATAAGAAGTAAAGGATAAAAAACCTTTGCGATAACAAAACTGAAGACTTGGATAATTAAACAAATTGCTAAATATTTAAAACGTCCTTGTGTCATTGTTGACGCGAGTAGCCTTACAAAATCCGGGTTCGTTGGGGAAGATGTAAATAGTATTATTACTAAATTATACAGAGAAGCTGGCGAAGACGTTTCGAAGACTGAACAAGGTATTGTGTATATTGACGAAATCGATAAGATTGCTGCTCGAGATCCTGAAAATGCAGGTGCTCAAGGTAGCGATATTGGTGGTCGTGATGTACAATACGAATTATTAAAACTTGTCGAAGGTGGCAAAGTAGCTATTAAAACAGGTGGTATGTTAGGTCAAGGTTCAACAGTCGAAATCGATACGACAAATATTTTATTTATTTGTGGCGGTGCATTTACCGGTATCGAAAAGAAAATTGCCGAACGTTTGAATAAATCTGTCGATAATGGTTTCGGCTTTACAAATGTAAAGTCCGAAAACGAAATTCAGGATGAAATTACATATAATGGTTTAATCGATAATATCTTACCAGAAGATTTAAGTAACTTCGGTATTATTCCAGAATTATTAGGTCGATTGCCAGTCATTTGTCCGTTAAAAGAATTAAGTATCAAAGACCTAGAAAATATTTTAACACAACCTAAACATGCGATATTTAAACAATTAAAAGAATTAGTAAGTATGTATGGTGTCGAATTAGAATTTGATGACGATACAATTCATACGATTGCTAAATTAGCTTATGAACGTAAGACTGGCGCTCGTGCACTACGTAGTGTATGTGAAGCATTAGTCGACGATAAGATTTTCGAGATCACTCCGAAGACTAAGAAAATTAAAATTACTAAGGAAGATGTCGAAAAGAAATTTGAATATTATTTAAAGAAGGAGGAAGAATAATAAAGATGTACGATTTAGTATCTCTTACTGAAGCAGCTTTAATTACAGCTATCGATAAATTAGCTAATAATGCTGATAAATTAACAGTTGACGAGATTAGACTGCTTCATGAAATGTATATTGCTGGTACTATCGAAAAACTTCAACAAAAATTTGAAGCTGCTGAAAAAGATGCTCAAGAATTCTTAGCTAAAGAAGAAGCTAATGAAACTACTGTATCTAAAATCGTAACGGTTAAAGAAGAAGTTAAAGAAGAAAAACCTAAAGCTAAGCGTGGTCGTCCTAAAGCTAAAGCTAAAGAAGAAGATGTTCCAGTAACAGATTTTGAAGGCAATGTATTGCCTCCAGAAAAATTAGCTAAAGGTAGCGAAGATAAAGTTCATGATGAAGAACCAGCTTTCGTACCCAGTAAAGCAGAAGTTAAACCTGAAGTTGTTGTCGAAGAAGCTTCTGCAACTGAAGAAGCAACAAAACCTTTAGAGTTTAACGAAGCTCAATTAGATTGTTATGTATCTGAATTTAAACGTGAAGAAACATTTGAATCTAATCCAGAAGCAAAAGCTAAACTTACGCCTCAACGTAAGAAAATTAATGCTTTCGTAAAAGAAGCCGAAGGCAATAAAGCAGTATTACGTAAGTATTTTGACGAGATCTTAGACGACGCCGATAAAGGCATGTCATTTAAAGAAATCACGCCTTTCTATGTCGATAATTTAGCTCATTATTTAACGTTGCGCGAAGAATTAGCACGTTATAATGAAGATCAAATTGTCGAAAAGATGAAAGAAATTTCCGGCGGAGTATTGCACGATATCTCTCAATTGAATCGTTATAATATTGAAGCCATTTTAACAGTTCTTAAAGCATAATATATGCTTAAGATATATATTTAAATAATTTTATTTAAGAAAAGGAGACTATTTATTATGTCTATGAACAAATTGATTCTACAAGGTCGTATTCCTACAAGTGAAAAATTCCGTTTTGATGTTCGTTTCGGCGATGGTGAAAATGAACGCTCTTTTGCTAATTTCCAAATGTCTGTACGTCGTAACTGGAAACCAAAAGACGAACAATATTATCCAGAAGATATCTTCAGTGTAGTAGCATATGGTCCTAATGCTGATGTTATTGGTAAACACGTAAAACGTGGTGAAGAATTCTTAGTAGCTTGTCATTTACAAAACAGAACTTATGAAGATAAAAATGGTAATACTGTTTATACTAATGACATTATTGTCGACGAATTCTATTTTGAAGATCATCGTTCTGGTGGTAATAGCGAATCTAACTTCGATAATTTTAGCGATGCACCAGCTAATAAGACAACAGACGATGACGACGACGTTCTCGATATCTAATTGTTAAGTTGGCCATCGTATGATATAATTATAGTGGGTATACGCAGTGTATGCCCACTATTTTTATATTTATCAAAGAGGTACGCTTATGGATCAATTAGAGCATATCGATTCCCAGATACAAGATTGGGAGAAATTTTTTAAATTAGATAATGAACTTAGAAGTAATCTAAATCAAATTTCAGAATATGTCGGCGAAAAACTTGCTAAAGGAAAATTTGGTGAACCTATTCAAGTCGAATTCGACGATAAAATATTCCAGTTTGTATTTAGAGTTGGTACTTCTGGTTTACGTGGTCGTGTCGATTCTTATATCGCTAGTAGTAAACTACTAATAAAACCTAGGGGATTTAAAGCACAAGTCGATTTTAATCAAGACGTATCATTAGCCGAGACGATTGGCGAAACGGCTCGAGGTATTTTGTATCGTTACTATGATTTGATCGATGATGAAGATCACGTTTATTAGAGGTTTTTATGTTTAAAAATATGATTTGCGGTTTGCGTAATTATTTTAAGAATACTTATAATAATAACGTCGACGCACAATATTTAAGTATTTTAACTAATATTATTGCTAATGGTGTTCGTAAAAAAAACCGTACAGGTACTGCTGCGTATAGTATTCCGCATCAGCGTATGTCTTTTGATTTATCAAAAGAATTTCCATTATTAACTAGTAAATTTGTCGGTCTTAAAACAGCGACAAAAGAAATGTTATGGATTTGGCAAGATAAATCTAACGACGTTAATTTGTTGAATAAAAAATACGGCGTTAAAATCTGGAATGAATGGAAACGTACTGACGGTACTATCGGTAAAGCGTATGGTTATCAGTTAGCAAAACAATATAAGTATTTTGACATTAATGCTGAAAATGCTTTTAAGCTTAAAAAAGATGGCAAAATTAGTGATTATCGCGTCGGTAAAAATGGCGAAATCTACATGGATCAAGTCGATAAATTAATTTACGATTTACATTATAATCGTGATAGTCGGCGTATGGTCGTTAGTTTATGGAATGTTGAAGATCTTAATGATATGGCATTACAACCATGTGCATTTTTAACGGAATGGAATGTTACCGATGGTAAATTGCATTGTTTACTTAATATTAGATCAAATGATTTTTGCGTTGGAAATCCCTATAATATAGCACAATATGCTATGTTAGTATTAGTATTAGCTAAAACTAGTGGGTTGAAACCTGGTAAATTTACCGTTATGATTAATGATTGTCACGTATATGAAAATCATCTAAAAGGTGCTGTTCAACAATTAGCTAATAAGACATATCCATTACCAAAAGTAACGTTAAAAGAAGGCTTCGACAGTTTTTATGAGTTCGATGCTGACTGTTTTGAAGTTAAAGATTATAAACATAGTGGCAAAATCGAATTTGAGGTTGCCGTATGATTAATATGATTGTTTGTAAAAACAACTTTGACTATATCGGTAAAGATAATAAAATGCTATATCATATTCCGAAGGATTTAGCATTCTTTAAACGAAAAACCGTTAACCATGTAATTATTATGGGTCGTAAAACATTTGAAAGTTTACCTGGTATGTTACCTAACCGTGAACATTGGGTGATCACCAGAGATCCGAGTTTTAATAAAGCTCGTTCATTTAATAGTATCGATGACGTTCTAGAGGCCATCGATCCAAATGTAGACTATTATATTATAGGTGGCGGTGAAATATATAAACAATTTATACCGTATACCGACTGCTTGTATGTAACAGAAGTCGACGATTTTAAAGTAGGAGACGTTAGATTTCCGTCGATCGATATGACAAAATGGAGCTTATCTGTTTCACGTACCGATGTCGATGAAAAATCTAACTTAACTCTACGATTTAAGAAATATTTGCGAAAGGGCTAAACCTCTGTGAATAATTTCATTAATATTGCCGGAACGCTGTGTAATATCAAAAAATCTCATACAGAACGTTCTGGTCAAGATATATATTCTGCTAATGTTAGTATGAATATTGAAAAGAAACATATTAAAGTACCTGTTCAATTTAAAGATAATGTGAAACAGGTATATAATTTAAAAGAAGATTCACACGTAAATTTGTACGGTGAATTACGAACAAAAAATCTTAAACAAGATAATGATAAAAGCAAATTAAGCGTATTTGCTTTCATTACACAAGGCAATCGACAAGTTAATAATTATAACGAAGTCGTATTAACTGGTTTTATTTGTAAGAAAAGTAAAATCATTAATAAAAAGAGTCATAATATCTGTAGCGTGATCATTGCTGTTAAACGTAATAACGATACGGTTCATGACTTCATTCCTTGTGTTGGTCATAACTTAAATGCTAATCTATTTCGAGATATGAAACTTAGAACTAATATTAAAGTTATCGGTAAATTTGTTAATCGCGAATATTACGATCATAAAGAACAATGTACGAAAACAACATACGAAGTTCTCGTAAGAGATATTCAGGTGTTACCATGATCAATCTTCGTAAACCGATCGTACGATTCGAAAAAGATTCGTTATATCGTGTAACAAAAGAACCCGATACATATCTTAAAATAGAAAATCGTGTATATTATTTTTACACACGATTAAACAATTATTTAAACTATAATATGCATATGCGATATCTAATCGTTACTAAGCAAGGCTGGTATAAAGTAGTTAATGGCGAGATGTTCGACATTAAACGAAAACAAAAAATCATCACATTATCTGATAATGATGATGAAATTGTGGCAATCGAACCATTATACTCAAATTTATTCTACGTCGTCACGACACATAATAAAATTCTTTTAGTCGATATCGAATTTAAGCCAATGAACTTACGTACGACACGTGAAAGTGCCGGCAAAAAGAATCTTGTCAAATTAGACGATGGCGAAGAAATTAAATTAGTTCTTAATCGTTTTTATGAACAAGAACTTAATAGCCTGCTTATTATTAACGATCGTGGAGAAATTAAGGTTATCGACGATGCCCCACATCGAAGAAAAGGTAATTTGCCGAAATCTATCTCCAAAGATATCCCAATTAAACTTATTGTTCCTTTAAATAAGTTAAATAATTCGATTATTGGTATCGACAATTATATATATTTATTAAACGAATATGATTTTAAAGATTACGTTAAAAAATATAACGGAATGTTTAAAAAATATCCTAAATTTAAAGGAAAAGTATTTACTAATTATGAATTAGTTAAAGGTATAACATATTAATGGATACAGCTAATTTAGAAACGTCTTTGGCTTCGTATGTTGGTATGTTCTCTCAGACATTACAGGGAACAAATACCGAAAAGAATCAAGCTATTATTAGCACTTTTTTAAAAGTAATTAATAATTTAATGATTGCCGAAGACGTACAAAAAGATGTTGCTATTAAACCTATTATTATGTTAGTATTAGAGTACTTAGTAGACTATAATAATTTGCTTGCCAAAAATGGTAAAGCCGATCAAGATGTAGCTACGGCAATTAAAGTACTTAATACTATTTCCAGCAGACAATAGGAGGGTTTATATGGCAAGAAAAAAAGCAGAAGTCATTGTCGAAGATAAGGCTAAAGTAACTGATGCAGAACGCAGAAAACGTATCGAATTAGTTATGGCAAATCTTCGTAAGAAAAACGATGGCATTGTTGTTGGTAAATTAACAGATCCTGAAGTACAAGAACAACTTCATATCGAATTTATTCCAACACCATCAGTTAATTTTAATTCTGCAACTGGCGGTGGTATCCCAAAAGGTAATGTTTGCATTATTGCGGGCGAGGCCGACAGTGGCAAAACGAGCTTAATTCTTGAGACTATTGGCAAAATGCATCGTGAAAATCCGGAAGGCCATTTTGCTTTATGGTTAGAAAGTGAAGCATCATTAAACTTGGACTATATGGTAAATCAGTTTGGTATCGATCCAGAACGATTTTTCTTTATTCAATTCGATCGAAATCATTCAGCTGAACAATGTTTAGATCAAGCCGAAGCATTATTACAGACTGGTGTTATCGATTTATTTTGTATTAATACATTAAAAGCATTGATTCCAGAATCTGAAATGAATAAATCGATGGAGCAAGTTAATGTTGGTGCTGCTGCTCGTATGAATAGCCGTGCGATGGGTAAATTTGTACCACTAATTAAACAATATAAAACAGCGATGGTATTAATTCAACATTTAACGACTAATATCGGTGGCTTTAGTATGTATGGGGACAATTTAATTCTAGCTGGTGGTCGTGCTATTCGTACAGCCAGTATGCTAACTGTCGAAATGCGTAAGGCTAGTGTATTAGATACTGATCCTATTGGAAAAGAAGACGGCATTAAAATTAATTGTAAGATTACTAAAAATCACTGTATTCCAAGAGAATTTCCGTATCGTAAGTTTACGTACTACGCAATCTTTGGTGAAGGTATCGAACAAATTCTTAGTACGCTCGATGAATTAATTGATATTGGTATTATCCATAAAGCTGGTGCTTGGATGCAACAGCTTGATCCAGAAACTGGAGAAATTGTTGATAAATGGAATGGCCGTAATGCCTTTAGAGAAGACATGAAAGCTAATCCAGATAAACTTGAAAAACTTAAATCTTTAATTCATGGTAGCTTTGAAACACTTAGCGAAGAAGAAGTTGTCGAAATTAAAGAACAAGAAAAATTAGCCGAAGAAGCTGAAGAGGCTACTAATGGCTAATTGTTTATTCGGAGACGAATGGTATACATGTCTTACGATTACGGGAAGTAAATGTACAGAATGTATTAAACATGACTCTGAATTAAGTAAGAAAAAATTAAAACAAACTAAATTTAAAGCCCGTCCGGACAAACGGATGGGCTCTAAGTTTGAGTTGAAGAATCATAATGCTAACGAAGCTTTAGTTAACGATGTCGTTAATAGAATGACTCCTAATAGTGGAGCCGGTAAGATTAAAGGCGATCAAGAAATTAAAGGAATTATTAGCGTTAGCGAAGAATTAAAAACTCAAGTAGCTGAAAAAGCTCGCGGAAAGAAAACATTTACGATCCATAAAGAATGGCTCGATAAATTAAAGCGAGAATCTCAGGATCGAGAATTTTACTACTTGAAATTTTGTTTTCACGAAAGTGAAGACGATGTATTTGTCGTCGTCGATCAAGAAATCATTATGTCAATGATAAAAACTATGATTGAAGACCGGAGAAAGGCTAATAATGCTGATCATTTGATACGATTAGCTAATCTCGAACGAGATAAAGCTATAGCCGAAAACAATTTGTTGAGAGCCGAGAAGGCATTATTGGAGGAAAAATTAAATGACCCTTCTAAATGAAGCTCGTAGTAAACATGCTGAACGCATCTGGAATGAATATTTAAAAAATTATAAACAATATCCAGTGCCAGAATACGTAACGCAAGATTTACTGCTGCCTATTAATTCTGAACCTGAAAAGCGTAGCGATATTTTAATTATCAAAGATCCGTATCCAGAAAGTACATCGGTATTTGGTAAAGATCATGTATATGCTTCAGTGTTTAAAGTATTAAATAAGAATATTCCGATTAAAGGTAATACTGTAATCGATTGTTTACCATATACTCCGTTCGTTACGATCGGAGATAAAATTAAATATCGTGCGCCAAATCTTGAAGAGCAAAAGATTGCACGACAATATTTATATGAATTAATTGATTGTGTTAATCCTAAACTAATTATCTTATTCGGAAATATTTCTTTACATATGTTTAAAGAAGATAGTACTATTCTAAAAGATAGAGGTACGGCTTTTACTCATATGGGTCATTTATTCTTCCCAATGTATAGTGTTAACTATATTAAAAAATTGGAAGGAGAGATGAAGAAAGAAGCCGAATCTATTCTAATTAAAGATATCGAAACGTGTAGTGCACTATATAAAGAAATTATGGAGGAAAAATAATGCCATTAGATAAAGATTTTGATTTATTTGACGAAATCGAAAATGAAGAAGTACCTGGTCTAGATACTGAACTTAAAGAAGAATCTAAATCAGATCTTATTACAGATGAAGATACTGTTACTATTAAAGAAGAAGTAACAGAAGAAATTAACGAAGAATCTGTTAAGGAAAATGAAGATGAAGTTGTCGAAAACAACGAAGACAAAGAAGAACCTACTGTCGAGCCAATTAAGAAGATTAAAACGACAGGCGAAACATTTAATCGTATTAGCGATTTTATCGTAAATCCTGTAGCCGACGATGAATGGGAACATTTTAAAAACGATACCCTAATTAAGATGTCTGGTATTCAAATTAAAGAAAATATTCCGCCTAACGTTATTCTTCACGTAGCAGCTGACTTAGATTCTATGTATAGTTCTATCTATGATAAATACATGGAAACTAAAACTGGTCTTGAAAATCTTACGAATAAAGAAGATGGTATTTTAGCTGTTATTAAGGCAACGAATGCTAAAGGCTCTAACGAAACAGAACGTAGAGCTAATGGTGTTGCTGCTGCTGAAAAGTATAAAATCGATAAAACGACTGTTAACCTATTCCATTTGATTGCTGAAACACGTAGTCGTTTGAATTTCTTACAAGGAATTATCGATCAGGTTCGTTTTAAGAAAGATTTATTAGTTACAGCTTCTGCTGCAATTAAAGTATTAAATAAGTAGACAAATAGCTTCTTTTAAGATATAATAGTTGTATAAACAATGTAAGTATTTTAAAAGGAGCTTTCTCTATGCTAACACTTAAAGAAATTTTTCAAACAAGAAATATTACTCAAGACTTTTTTAAGTCTAATAAGTATGTAAATCAAGGCGCATCATATTTAAGTATCGATGATGTTACTATGATTCTTAATGAGTTGTTTAATGGCAACTGGTCTTTTGAAGTAGTACGTACTTGGTCAGAAACATATCTAGCTTATAATCAAGAAAAATCTGATAGTAAATTAGAAGACACATATTTCTATGCCCACGGTCGTTTAACTATTAATACATTAAACGAAGACGGATCTCCTTTACAAATTATTAAAGAAGATATTGGCAGTAATTGTGTTCGTAAATCTGATAAAAATAACCGTATGGATTATTCAAGTGGATATAAATCTGCTGTAAGTAGTGCTTTAAAAGGCTGTGCTGCTAACTTAAATATAGCTGTATTTAAAGATGATAATTTCGACAATATTAAAGAATTTATCAATAAGAAAAAACTTAAAGCATATAAAGCTCAGGATGGTAAACGTTTTAGTGATATCGTTACTAAGTTTGCAGAAAATAATAATATTAGTCCAAAAGAAGCTTTAAGTGATCGCAAATTCTTAAATATGTTGGTATTATACATCGAAAGAGAAAGTGTGGAATAATGATTATCTCAGATCCAGAGGATAAAGTATATTTTAAATGTCCTCGATGCGGGAATCGACGATTCGAAAAGGTCGAGTTATTTGAGTTCAAAATGTTCCCACGACAAAATGAATATACTGCATTAAAAGATGCGGATGTTTATCGTTGTCATAACTGTAAACATGTCGTAACGAAAGATCAAGTCCGTTAAGGGCTTGGTCTTTTTTTATTAGTATAGGAGAGAAAATGTTAATTAATTTGTACGATTATCGAATTAACATTAGAACGGCTGGCCCGTCAATGCACGATAATTTGCGAAGTGAATTATACTTCGCCGGTTGTCAACGTGCTATGGATGGTACACCATGTAAAGGTTGTTTTAATTATGAACTATGGCAAAGTGATATCGGCAGTATGATTGACCATAAATTAATAGTTCGTAAGTTAAACGATATGGGATCTGTTAAGAGTGTTACGATTGTCGGTGGTGAACCTACCGATCAGATCGATGGCTTAGTTGAATTATGTAAAGAACTAAAAGCCAACGGTTATCATATTATTGTAATCACATGGAAATCATTAGAAGATATTTGGAAATTCGACGATGTCGATAAATATATCGAGTTATTTTATAACATCGATATGTTAGTCGATGGTGTATATGATGAACACCAACGTATCTATGATGATACAGAAACAGTTCCGTTATATAGTTTTGTCGGTAGTTCTAATCAATTGATTCATGACTTTAGTAAGTATACTAAAGACAATAATATTTTTAAATCATATCGCATCACAAAAGATATTATCGATATGAAAATTCGTGAAGATGGAGGGGCTGAATTTGTCCGACGTAATTAATATTAAAGAAACGTTAATTAGCACATCATTAATTTTAGATCAAGATAAAAAAGACTTTTCTATCAAATATGATTTGACTATCGATGAAGATGATGCTGTATTAAATTTTACAATTACAAATGCTGATAAAAAAGAAACGATCAGCGAACATTTAGATTGGGACGACGACGTTATCCCGATGTTAAGTAAATGTATTAAAGGTAAATGTGCATTAACAGATCTAAAACAATATAAAGATTATGTTAACACATTAGTTGCCGAAAAATTTTTATTAGATTTTCTTAATGGCTTTGTCGATACTCTCGAAGTATTCTACAACGAAGTATGCAAAATTAGTAATCGAACTATTGCTGCTAAGCTTAATAGTGGTTTTACAGGTGCCATTAAGACTATCGATATCTTTGTTTCTCAAATGAATGAATATCTCGAAGAAGATAGAAAAATTAGTTTGGGTGCTTAATATTTAATAAATAAAGGAATTGAAAATGGATAATCTTAAATTAATTAACATGGGTAAGGGTAATGGTTATCGCCCTGTCGTATGGATTAAATCTTTTGAACGTGAACGTGCGATGTCTTATGTATTTAATCTTATCGACGAAGATAACCGTAATTTAGGTTCTTCCGATTTAGAAGATTGTTTCGCAGAAACAGAATCTAAAAAAGTATTAGTTTTGTCTCCTGAAAGATTTTTGGGAGAGTTTAATCTTAATTCTTTGAAAAACAAAAAAGAACGTTCTTTCGATTATAACGAAGATATTAAAACGATCGATACTCTTAAGAACAAACAACAGATTCGTAATGCATTAATGGCATTAGAAGCGTTAAAAGAAAACGAATTAAAAGGCTTACCTGCATTATTTATCGAACCAAACTTGTTGTTTACTAATGAAACCTATTTATATTTATTTAGCAATATGATTAATTTTAAAGCAGATGGTTCTGCTATTTATGTCGTATCAACAGTAAGTCCTAATGAAAAAATTAAGAACTTATGCTACGAAGTAGATCTCGATGCACTTACATTAAAAGAAATTAAACGTTACTTAAATAAATATGAATGTGAAGATATCGACAAATGTGCCGAAGCTTTATTAGGTCTTACGTATATTCAAATGTTACAAACTATTGAATATGTAGCTAAAGGTAAAACTATTAATGAAGCTGATATTCATAAATTTAAATCTGAAAACTTCGATACGAGTATGCTCGAAGTAAGTCATCCTACTATGTCTGTCGACGATATGGGTGGCTATAAAGAATTTAAAGATTATGTAAAAACATTACCGATGTTCTATACGAAAGAGGCACGCGAAAAGCATATTAAATCTCCTAAAGGTTTTATTGCATTCGGTGTGCCAGGTTGTTCTAAAACTGTATCGGCTAGTATTATTGCGAATACATTAAATGTTCCGCTTGTTAATATTAACTTAAGTAAAATTATGCAAGGCTTTGTCGGTGCTTCTGAAGCTAATATGGAACAAGCACTTAATCAAGTAAAACAACTTAAATACTGTGTTCTTTTACTTGACGAAGCGGAAAAACTTTTTGGCGGTTATTATTGTGCATAGCCGCGTCATTATCAACAGATTCAGAAGATAATGACTAGTTTTGGGGAAAAAATCTGGAAGGCTAAGTTATATTAATATACAATATGCTAATCAGAGGTGAAGGCTTAATAAAATTAAGTCAGCCGCAACGCGTAGTAGGTGAAAAGATATAATCCTACCAAGAGGCCCCAACCCTATGAATCTTTTATAAAGGTGAAAAGGTACGCTAAACTGGATCGGAAAAGACCGATCGATGAAAATGAAGGAAACTTCCAGAGCTGTATGTAAAAATATACAGGATAATAACATATGTATGCAAGTTCTAATAGTACAGACGGCGGTACTCTTTCTCGCGTAATGAGTCGTTTGTTAACATTCTTACATGAGAATGAAAATACACTTACTATCTTTACCAGCAATGATATTACGAAATTGCCTCCGGAATTATTACGTGCTGGACGTATCGATAGTCAATGGTATTTCCCAGTACCTAGTAAAAAAGAAGCTCGTGAAATCTTAGATATCTATTTAGCAAAATATGATATTAAAGTAACGCCAGCTATGATGAAACATTTAATGTCTGGTATCGATAAGTTTACTGGTGCTGAAATCGAACAAACTGTAATTAACTTACAACGTGTATTGTTCTTAAATCAAACAGAAACATTAACTAAGAAATTGATCGAAGAAGCGTTAAGTACTATCGTACCAGTAACACGTAGTTCTACCGATGCAATTCGTATGCTCGAAGAACATGCTCGTCGCTTTGCCGTGTATGCATCTAAACCAGAAACAGATCTTATTGATGATGCTGAAAGCGAAGATTATTCTGTGTTTCAAGACGACGAAGAAGACGAAGCAGTAAGTATGTTTAAATAAGGAATTAGATTAATAGATGGCAATTATTAAGTT